GTTGAGGATCGTAAACTTCTTATACTTTTGCACAAGGCCAAAGTAATAAATGAAGAAAGCCGAGAACGTTGTATCGTTAAAGGTCTTTTTACGATGCTCTTTAAATTCAAGAGCGAGATCAAGGAAGTCTTTTACTTGAGATTGTGCAACCTTTGTAATGACTTCATTGTCTTCAGCAAGAACTTCGATTTCAGATTGACCCGAATCAACTAAGCCCCTGCCCATAGACCGAATAGTAGCCATAGCCACATACTCATCCCATCGACGACGAGGATTCATGAGTGCATTGTCAAAGTTCTTAGGATAAACGTTACCATCAGTTCCAAAGTTTCGAGCAAACAAAGGATGTGGTTCGTTCTTATACTCTTTTACGTAAGTAGTCAATGTACGAAAGTATTTACAAGCTTCTGACTCTTCATCCGACATAATCATTTCCATGAAATTAGTCGGTGTAGTCGTGTTAATCGCCTTAAACAAAACCGACGCTTCCTTTGATGTACATACTCGTAAATCAACAGGAATTTCAATTTGCTCAAAAATGTTTTCTTCGTAATCGTTAAAGAACTTTCCATCGATGTGGAACTTACCTTCAAAGTAAGCTTTTATTGCTCGACAGCGATGACCACCATCGACTACGAGATAATCACACTTATAGATTTTTTGAGCTTCGGGATCGTTACGAATATCTCGAACGGTAAGCATACCACATCCGTATCCGTTTAACATGCCTCGAACGATTTTGATTGATTTTTTGTTGCTTGCTGTAACTGCTGGTCGTTGACCAATAGGATCGGGATTGAGCCTACCAGTGATAAGCATTTGAACAAGTTTCTGCGCGGTCCATACTTCTACATCGTACTTCATACGTTTTTACTCCGTAATAAAATGAATTTTAGTGTTAGCTTTACATTAACTAACAGATACCATTCTATACTAGTACGAAGTAAATGTCAACCGTTTTTTTCACTTTTTTCGTCTTTTTCTTCTGGTGGAGGCGGTATACAGACCTCACCACGAGCATTGCCCCACCCATCGGTAGGTAACCTACCACTGACACTTACATCAAAACAGGGTGCATTGGCGCACCCTCCAAGATTAAGCAGTAGGAAAATAACGATCGAGTACTTCAATTTGATCATCATATTCAGCAATAGCCTCGATTTCTTTTTCAATCGCTTCCATAATATCGGGATGCTCGCCGATACCAGCGGGATTGCTTAAATACACTTCGACATTCATCTTGTGCATTTTGATTTTTCCTTCAGCGTGAGCTCTTAAAGCCTCAAGCATTTGGTCTCTCATGTTTCGGTCTCCATTTGTCGTTGATAGTGTTTATTTAGCTTTTCAAACTTAGCCCAAACAGAGTGAGGAACGACTCCTCTAAACTGTTCATCGACTCTTTTGATTTCGTTCGCGAGCTCTCGAGAAAGCCGGATCTCTTCGGCAGTACCACGGGGGTGTGTTTCAAAGTCTGCCATAATTACCTCGATGATCGGGTGGTTCCCAACCTTCTGGCTTCATGAGATCAGGCAGACCCAACGGATTGGGTCGCCCTTCTTTTACACCGACTCGCTTTGCCATATTAGCTTCGAGTACTTCATCCCATGCTTTATGTGCATCAATACCAAAGGCATCAAGTGTACCAATGGCGACAACACAAAGATCAATCAAAGCGTCTACAACTTCCTCTGGATTGTCTTTGTTTTCTTTGAGCTCGTCGAGCTCTTCTTGTAGAAAGTTAGTACGAAATTCAAGAAAAAGTTTTTTCTTTTCGTCATCAAAACTTTCAAAAGTGTCATGCATGCGATAATATGAGTGCATCATATTAATATCGCTTACCCAGTTTTTACTCATTCGGAAATCCTTCTTGTACGAATACACCAATTGTTCCAATTTCACCATCGTCAAGTTGTGCAGCTTGAGGCCACATCATTGCTGATTGAGGACCAATCACTTCGTTGTTTCGATACAACATCAACTTGTCAATGATCTCATCGGCAGAGAGATTATAGAGAGTTGGGCCAATGCCACCTTCTCCACGTTGTCCGTGACATGCCGCACATGCTACCCACTCATCTCGGATGTCATAGAATCGATCTGCGTTCGCTGAACAAGCAAACATTACCATACACACTGCGATTAGATACTTCATAGTTTATCTCCTTATGCAAAAAAATCTTCAATCGTATTCACCTTTTCAGCCGACCACCCCAAAGCTTCTAGTATATGCTCAATCGGACTGAGGAACACCTTTTCAAATTGCTTGTTATAGTCTATGTATGACTCGAGTCCCATCTCTTTTGGAAGAACACCAGGAAACGATATGATATTTTCCCGCAGAGGATTGGGTAACTTGAGATACACAAACTTGATTTTGTCGCCTGACTTGATAGACTCGTACCGCTTGTTCAGGTTCTTTTTAGAAAGCATGTCGTTGAAGAGAATACAACCACGAACATGCATTGGGCAGCCCTTTCTGTACAGCGAAGTTTTGTTCATATACTTCTCAATGCTGTCTGTACCAGAGTTGCGACCCACTTCTTCAGGAGGAAGTCTTTTGAACTCCTCACGGAAGTTTTCGATGAAGCGTTGAGTTTCTAACTCACCTTCATTCATAATAACTTCGAAGACTTGCTTCATTTTTTCACGACATACCTCAGGTGTCGAAGATCGTACAGACTCAAGACCGGTTACACTGATCTTTGGTTTGTCATAGTGTACACCTTCGGAGTTGAGTGTATTCATGATGTAACGCTTTTTAGCGATAAAGATCGAGCGATCGGTAATCTTTTCCCGTTTCATCACCATCGCATTACGATAAGCACCCATGTCTTTCGCAAGCTTTTCATAACCAGCTTCGATCACTTGCTCAATCTTGGTCGAGCAAATCTTATCGAGGAACTCTTCGCCCTTAGCTCGATCGATGTCAGTCGTACCAAAGACTTCTTTAACGAGAGGACCAAAGTTTACGTAAATCGAATCTGTATCGATGTAGACGATATAGTCTTTACCTTCGGTCTTGAGAACTTTGTTAAGGTACTCATTCACAGACTTTTGAGCATATCGAATACTGAGCTGACCAGATGTAGTGATTGCTTCGGCCATCTCATTAATATAGTAGAGGAAGTAGATGTTTGCCGTAGCGCCATAAAGAGAGTTCATCGAAATCTTTATCGCCATCTGAGAATTATGAAGCTGATTGATTTCTTTTTTGAGTTGTTCTTTTTGGCGTGGATCTGTCTCAACCTCATATTGCTGCTCGGCTGCCAACATTTGCTTTTTAATCTTTGAGCGATTGTTGTAGTTCTCATTAATGATCTCGGGAATGATTCCGAGTTTCTCATTATCGAAGCAGACACCATTGGCCGCGACTGACATGCCTTGAGTCGTATTTTTGAAGTCGTCGTTCAACACCATTTCCTGAGTAACAGCCTCTCGTTCATTGGGCATATAGGTCTCAGGTGACATGTTATATTGCATCATGAGATGAGGATACAGAGAATTCAAATCAAACGATACAACCCAAGGATACATGCCGGGTCGAGGATCTTTCACGTACCCGCCCACAAGCTCGCCTGCGCGTGCACCAGGACCACTTTTGATATTAGGCACTACGTTGTCTTTAATGAGACGACGATAGATTGTTGTTTCCCAGATGCCTACAGTTCCGAATGCATCATTGATATTAACACCACCACCATAGGCAACAGTAAGCACAAGAGCCAAAAGGCCAGACTCATCTTCCATACGTTGAATGAGCTGAGTATCTTTGAGATTATAGTCAAGATATAGTTGTGGATTTTGCTCATAGAGTTCAGTCAAGCCTCCGTATTCAGAGTAGTCCAGTTTCTTTTCACCGAGAACTACGTGAGCAATGTGATCGAGCTTATACGATTCTTGAGGACCATACTTGTAACCAAACTTTTTGAATGCATCCATGTAGTCAACGATAGTGATACCAGAGAGCTGATACGTAGATTGAACTTTACCAAAAAACTCACGAGTGTTTTGACGAATGCTTTTCCACGGAGAGAGTTGCTTAGCCAAATCCTCACCGCAGAGTCGAATGATTCGAGTAACGATGTATTGAATATCAAAGTACTCAACGTTCCAACCCGTTACAAGATCAGGATAGTCTGATTTCCATAACTCGACGAATGCTCGAAGAAGTTGAACCTCGGTATCGAATTTATAGAACTTAATGTTCTCAGGATCGATACCAGTGATAGTCTTATTTTTGTCGTAATCCTTACGACCGAGCAGATAATACTTTTCAGACTTCGAAGACTTAAACGCGATCGAAGTGACTTCCTTATCCGCGGTTTCAATGTCAGCGTATCCATCGCTGATGTCAACCTCGATGTCGAAGGAAGCGATGTTGATGTCGTCGATGTTGAACTCAATATCATCAGGATAATGTTCCTGGATGAATTGAGCTACGTAATTGGTGCTACCAAAGATCTCGAAATTACCGACATCTTTGTATTGCTCAATGAAGTTCTTTGCTTCTCGCATGTCACCGAACTGCATTTGAGTGAGTGTCTTGTTACCGAGCAACGAGCGAAACGAGCCAGGTTTCTTTGGAGAGTGTACATAGAGCGTGGGCTTGAATGGAACGCGATAAGAGAAGCGCTTACCATTGTCGTAACCACGCCAAAGGATGTTGTTACCAAATCTTTCGACTGAAGTATAGAAAGAAGCCATGATATACCTTATTCATAAAGACTGTGCCATTCTAACACAGTAAGCAGTGAATGTCAACCGTTTCTTGATCCATGAAGGTGAGGACCAAAGTCGTGTTTTCTATGTTCGAGTGACTTATTGCATATAAAGATGAGCCACGACTTACCCCAATTCTGATCTTCTATTGACGGGTACATAGATGCCCAGTCCCACTCATCAGCATAAGTCTTTTTCTCTGCGTCTTCCTTACAGAAACGTATCTTATAATCTTCGAAATCATATAGAAAATCTTTTCTAAATTGCCTGAATTTTTCTTCTGAGTTTTCTACAGTATCGATGTGTACCTCTACGACCATGTGTTTGACGTTTGCTTTGATCCACTCAAGATTCTCTTTCGTAAGAATGTCGTATTCACCACCCTCACAGTCAATCTTAAGATAGTCAATATAGTCGATGTTATATTTCTCGATAAGCTCCATGAAAGATAATGACGGAACTTGACTCTCATCGAATGCACCAAAAGCATTACCTCTGTCGGTTCCAATGAATGCGTTAATTGGAATGACTGGTGATTGCTCTCGATTGCAGATATGTGGGAAAGCATTTTTCATTGTCGTTCGAAGTAAAGTAGGATTAGGCTCAACGGCGTAGACCTTGCTGGCTCCTTTATCAAGCGCCAGACATGTAAACATTCCTATACACGATCCAATGTCTAAACAAATATCACCTTCTTTAACTTCGTACCACCAGTCATAAGTCTTTCGATTAAAGAACTCGTAATACTGAGTATGGATCTCTTCGAAATGATTGTCGAGCCCTTCAAAGCACATGCCCGACTTGTTTAACGCATTCATTAGGCAGCAATCTCACTGAAGTTTTTGACTTTCTTAAACTTGACGTGTGCTGCAAACTTCTCAGCAAACTGATCACCTCGATGGCTGATAACAAATATGTTATCGTCGTTATTGAGACTGTGTAACGTTTCAATTAAGTTCTCAATTCCCACACCATCAAGTGCACCATCAAGAGTTTCATCAAGAATAAGCAGGTTAGTACTCACAGAGTTACGTAGTTTAGCAACAGATCGCCATGCAAGCATAATACTCAATGTGATACGAAGCTTTTCACCTTCAGAGAATGAAGCATACGAGAATGTATCGCGGAAGCGAGACTTGATTACTTCATTAAAGTTCTCGTCGAGTTGGAAATCAACAAAGAGATCGAACGCCGCGAGATACTTATTGATGAGCTTATTCATAACTGGAATATATTGCTTGATAATACGGGCTTTGATCCCGCCATCTTTCAATATCGTACTGATTATGTTAAGCGTCGTTTGTTCATCAAGTAAAGACTTACGTGAAGTCTGGTAATCTTTAAGGCGACTCGTAAAGTCGTTAAGTTGAGTGGTGTCGACTTCCTCAACTTCTCTCTCCGCCGACTCCAATTCGGCCTTAAGGGTAAGTAAAGAATTTTTAGCGCTACGGATGTCCGCTTTGATTTCAGAGATCTTAAAAGACTCGCTTTGGATTTCTTCCTCAACCTCGTTGATCTCATTAATTCTTTTTTGGTAACCTTCGATGGTATCGGCAATTTTGTCTTGTGCCAATTCGATCTCCGCTTTTTTACTGGATTTTTCGTTGACAATATTTTCTTTGAAGTCATGATCAATCCCCTGTTGGCAAGTAGGACAATTATCGTTATCATGATAGAAGCTCAATTGCTTTTCGAACTCACGCTTTTTCATATCGAGTTCTTGTCGCAATCGACTTGCTTCCATATTTTTTTCGTTGACGTCTTTCTTATCACTTATCGTTTCGTATAGAGATTGAATCTTTTCATTGATAGCATCAATCGTATCGTTATGTTTTTCGATCTCATTGATGTGTACATTCATTTTTTCTCTAATGCCATCGACCGATGCAACTCGAATCTTACGGATTTCTTCGTTGTTCTTCTCAATCAATGCAATGTTTGACTCTACGATTTCAATCTGATAGGCGTTCTCGCTCACCTCGTCCTTATTGGTGTTTAAACGATCCTTTGCTAATAAACCCATTGTACTAAAGACTTGAATATCCAGAAGGTCCTCGATGATTTCTCGTCGATTGTGTGGTGGTAACTCCATGAAAGGAACGTACGTTGCACTACCAAGAACAACGATTTGGTTGAATGATTTATAGTTAATCCCAAGGATACTCGATTCAAGATAAGACTGATAATCACGTTTAGCCGCGTCTTGATTGAGCAGCTCACCATTCTTATAGATCTCGAAAACAGCGGGTTTAATACCACGGCGTATCCAATAATCACTACCACCAACCGAAAACTCTATTTCAACGAGCATGGCTTTTTGGTTGATTGAATTAATCAACTGTGGCTTATTGATTTTCCTGAATGGCTTACCGTACAACCCAAAAACAATTGCGTCCAGGAGCGTTGATTTTCCGCTACCGTTCGTACCACTAATTAGAGTAGTAGGACTCTCGTCCATTTCAATTGTTGTAAAGGTGTTCCCCGTCGATAAGATATTTTTGTATTTTACACGTTTAAACTGTATTCGCATACTATAAGCTAAGTGCCTCTAAATAAAGATCGTCAACTGTTTGCTTGATTTTATTTTTGTCAGCTGTCGTATCGAGTGAATCAATATAACTGTGGAGTATTTCTTTTGTGTCTTTTGTTTCGTCGAGAATATCTTCAACACCAGCAGACTCAAGGTTAAGTGCATCATCAACTGCTTTTACATCAGCAGCACCTTCATCATTAAGCTTACTCATGAAGAGGTCGTAAAGATAAGCGTTAGTACGATTCTTTACAATAACCTTGATATATGTATCTTTCAACATCGATGTATCGAGACTTGCAATGTCATCAATCGTCATGTCTTCATCATCATAGTCAATTTTAAAGAACATCTTATTAGGATTCTCAACCTTAGTCATTTCACGAGTCTCAGTATCAAATACATGGAATCCACGACTACCACCGAAGTCTGACCATGTCATCTCATAAGGTGCACCAAGATACTCAAGATTCTTGTAGCGAGATGGATGATGGAAGTGACCTGAATAGACGTCTTGGAAATGCGAGAATACACCGAGGTCGAGTCCATGTGTACAGACCGAGCCTTTCATCATTTCAAAACCTTTCATTTCAAGGTGACCCATTACGACATTAGCATCTGACTCTTCGATAAACTTGAGGTTGTACTCAGCATTCTCTTTACTAATCCAAGGTAACATCAAGAACTTCGTCGAGCCAAGAGTCAAGTGTTCGGCTTTATCTTGGTAGAGATTGAAGTTTGGATATTCCTTAAGCAAGAGATTCATGCTATTCACTTCATTTACATTCGTATAGTACGTATCATGATTACCGACGAGTGCATGAAAGTCAATGTTACGTTGAGCCAACTGATCGAATAAGAATTCTTTACCTCGCTTGAGACTCAAGTAATTAATGTACTTTCTTCGATCAAACGTGTCACCAAGATCGAACACCGTTTTAATGTTGTGCTCATCGAGGTAAGGGAAGAACTCTTCCATAAAGAACTTCCGTTGAAACTCAGCGAAGATTCGACTGTCGCCTCGAGCTCCAATATGGATGTCCGTTACAATTGCTATTTTCATTTAAGATCCTTTCGTCCAAACCGTATGTAGTTATACCACAAACGCTCGTGTCCGTAATATAAAAACATTTTTGTGATGACTTCGATACCAGCGATTCCAGCCGCCCAATCAACTTGTCCTGTAATGAACCAAGCGATAAGAAACGTGTCCGTTGTTGCTAGTACTCTCCATGTAATTGTCTTCGCTAGGTGTCTTGCTCTCACTTCTTAATTTTACTCTCAAATTCTTTAATGAACTCCGCGATATATTCGGGAGGGTCGTTGAGTTGTACCTGTACTTCGTTCGAGTCCATGATCGCAGCCTCGGTCATCATGGCTTGAGAAGACTTGAACTTAATGTACATTTGCTTTTTCTCTTTTTGAATACGTCGTAGGAACGCAAACCAAATGATCTGAGTAAAGTATGCAAAAGGATTCTGAGACTTTTCGGGATCGAAGTTATGAATGTATTGAATACAATTCTCAATTCCATCTGAGATCATGTCATCCTTATACGAATATCCAGAAAAGTTAGGCTTAGTCGCTAGACGAGTTGAGATGAGAAAAATACACTCACCAATGTACTCTGGAATTTTTGGAGTGGGATCACCACACTCTTCTGCTTCTTTGCAATCAGCCTTATATTGAATAAGAGCTTCGAGTAGACTCTTATTATTCACATAGTTCTTGGCCATAATATACCTCCTAGGCTTTTATGAATTATTTAAAACAGGGTGCTATTCTAACACAGAACGTGTCAAATGTCAACCGTATAAATCTTAAACGGGAATTGTTCGTCGCTGTAGATCTCAATGCGCTGTCGGAAGTGCTTGAGTGTATAATTTTGGAATGACCCCACACTGAGATCGTCGGTAATGTCGTAGAGTGTTGCTTTGTCAGATCCATTACCTTTTCGTAGTGTTCTACCAATCGATTGCAACACCTTAATTTCTGACTTGCTGCTTGACGCAAAGATTACATTATCAAGCCGACGCAAATTAACCCCAGTACTAAATACTCCATAAGAGGCCAAAATGTCATGTTTCTTATCAGGATCATTTTCAACCAAGTGTCTAATCCTTTCTCGTTCTTCGCCTTTTGTTTTTCCATATATGAAATGCAACTCCCTGCCATCTTTACGAAGCAATGGTTCGAGAATCTTACCATGCTTTTCTACAAGATCAAACAATATTAAATTATTCTGACCTTCGAGACTGTGAACGAGATTGCGGATAAAGTTATTCCTCTTCTCATGATTCACAATAAATTCGCGCTCAGCCGGATACTTTCGAGTGTTATCTTTGACCTTGCGCAAAGCATCTTTAAATACTTTTCGTTCTGCATTAGAATGAGATAGCACAATCGCTTTGACTTCAAAATCTGCTACTGTACCACTATCCATCAAATCCTTTGTAGCAACATACTTACGTACTTCACCAAAGCAACCTTCGAGTACCATGCGGTGAGTCTTTGATTCGGCCGACTTCAGTGTACCGGTAAAGCCATGCCGATACTCACAATCAGTGAGCTTTTCCATAATGGTAGTCAATGATTTGGCCTGGAACGTATGAGCCTCATCGCCAAGGACAACTCTGAATTGGTCAAACCAAGCTTTAGGTTGCTTGATAAGAGATTGCCATGTTGAAATGACAATCGGTGCTTTAGTGTTTTTATCGACACCACCCTGAATCCTGTAGATAAGGCTTTCATCACACCCATAGTCTACAAAGTCACCTGCCATTTGGTGTACGAGAGAGATCGTAGGGACGATGATCAGGGTTCGGTGACCAAACGCCTGATAATAATGTTGCTGAATCAAATATATGATTAATGATTTTCCGGAGGATGTCGGCGACAGAGATAAAGATCTGCGCTTACGCAGGGCGTTAAGTACATACTCTGTTTGATAGTCTCTTGGTGTAAACTTACAATTAATTTCTTGAGCCAACTGAGTAGGGTAGTCATCATCGAACTCTTCGTCTAAGCCAATGTTATCGGGAACGTTAAGGTGATAATCTCGGGCTTCACAAAATTCTCGAAGCTTAGGAAGTAACCCTACGTAAAGTGTAGGGCGCATGGGTTGATAAAGTCGAATGAGTCCATCCCACACTCGAGCCTTTACTTTAGGATGGAACTGCCACCCTTCGGGCTTAAATGAGAAATACTCAGAAATTTCTTGGCGAATACTTGGATCTGCAGTAACCTTCATATTGACAGCGTTCAAATATTCGACATTAACAACATCACCCATGATATATCCAATTCCTTCACCTTTTTATTATTTATTCTTTTTGGAAAAGTAGGATCGAATGATGAAGATTCGAGTGTAAGCTACAAAGGTCATTACAAGAGTGACAAGAGTTCCAAGCATAACCGGATCAAGTATGCCGAGTATCTCAATATAGAAATAAAGCAACATGAGATTCAGCGGGTAATTAATCGCTATCCCTGTTGCTATTTGTATCGACGTCTCTTTGTGGATTTGCTTTGTTCTTTGATCCATTAAAAATCACCGGCCTGGAACTTCATAACATCAATCATTGACTTGATAATGAAGTTACGTGAGTGAATGGTCTTAATGATATCTTCAAAATAGTTTGCTCGAGCGGTATGGTAATCAATCGTAAGACTCATTTTAATAATGTCTTTGTCTGCCTGGATATACTTGTCAACTTCATTCCGCAAGACTTTCTTTTGATAAGGTCGCCATCCACGTTCTTTGAGATCTTCCTCTGCCATTGACCCATCATAATATTCTCGCTTTGCAAACTCGAGCTCTTTGTAATCAGCCTTAAGCTTCTTAATACGTAAAACCTCTTTATAGTATAGGTTATAGTATTTGCTGTGCAGAGATGGGATGCGACGAGACTCAGCAACGAGATCTGTCTCATCAATATGGGAATCTCGTGACCACATTTCACTGATGTCTTCAGTGCTCATAATAAACTCCTACTGCCATACTTCATGTCGCCGAGGAACATAAGGACCATTAATCCACGTAATTAATGACCACCTTCTACCACTCGTCACCGGCGTTATTCTATGATTTAAATTAGACGGGAAGATTATCATCGTCCCCTTTGGTTGCATTGCTTGTGGACTGTGGCCTCGCAATTGTAATTCACCACCTTCATATTCACTGCGGTCTGAAAGCTGAACTACCACTGTGTATTTACGTTGAGGTGCTTCTACCATATCCCAGTTTACATCGGCATGCCAATTATATTTACCACCAAAGTCATACTTCAATAAATTCATTTGACTTACATGAGTGATGTCGTGCCAACCATCATTATAAGTTACTACTGCATCGTAGATAGGACGTGTAAGCCAAGGATAATTATCGGGGTTTAAGGCTAGAGTCCTAACGACACGAACTTGAGTATTGAGATTTGACTGACGAGAAGTCATTACTTCTCCGTTCTCAAATGTGCCATCAGATTGTAAGGCTACAATCCTGTCGATTTCTTCATTACTAAAAAATTGATGTAAGATAATTGGACTTTTCATGCCAACCATTCTAACACATTAAATGAGTAATGTCAACTGGTCTTTTGTACTTTCATATCGTCATATCTGAAAGTAACACTAGCCTTAGGATAAGTAATATCTGAAGTAGCGAGATCGAGCTCGAGAGATGAAATGCCTGTTGGGAAAGCGTTAGTAAAAACAAATTCCATGTTTGGATTTTTATGGCTATTCATAATCAATACACGAATGTCACTTACCAGACCTTCGCCTTGTTGCAATAGTTTATACTGGTCTGTACTATCCGGAGTCCCTACACCTTCGAGCCAGTTGAGAATCTCGAGATAGTTTTCCATATTTTCATTAACAACAAAGCTGAGATCGAGATCACCATACGCTAATCGATCACCTGTCGCATACAATGCTTTGAGTGGATTAGCTACTTCAACCGGCGAGGTGGACACATCAGGAATTGTAAGTGTTTGAGTAAAGAACTCAACATTAGGAATTCTATCAATACTGATAATGAAGTTTGCGGGTGAAAGGTAATTAGTAATCATTTTTGATTCCGTAATTCGTCGAGATCAGAGATAAACTGATTCTGTGGTGTTTCTTTTTTCCAGAAGTTGTAATCTTTCTGGGCTTGCCCTATTTCTTTCTTGAGCTCTTTTACCATCTCATCAGTCAGGCTCATAATATTTATACGAAGCAACCTGTCAATTTGATCATCGGTCGCATCGGTAACAGCGAGAATCTGTTTTGCTACTGCCGCTTTCTTCTTGTTCTTAAAGATAATCTTGTCGTCAAGTACTGCTTGGATAAACTGCATCTTTACGTTG